CCGCAAAGGCGATGGTGCAGTTTTGCTTGACCACATCAAAAATCTCATACCACAGAAGGTTAGCCTGCTTCTGGAATGACTGGCTCATCTGCACAAACGGGCTGGCGATCGCGCCACCCGTTGTGGGGTGTCTGCCCAGCAGGCCATAGGCGCTGATCGCTTCCTCGCACTGGATGTAGCGGGCGAACGCCTGTGCGTAGGCTTCCACCAGCCTAGGGCTGATGAACTGGTCACAGGCGCGCTCTTTGAGCCACCGCCAAGTCTCGATGAACAGGGCGTCGGCGCCGAGCGGTTTGCCGTCCTTCTGGTTGGCGCGGAGGTACTCGCTGGGCTCCGGCATATCTGTGCCGGTCAGGACAGCAGGTGAAGGGAGCAGCGTACCGGCCAGCGCCGTTGCAGGCTTGAGGTCAGGCGTTTCCAGCACCTTAGCCGCTCTGCCTGCGGTGATTTTCTCTGCCAGCGGTGTGGGTTTGTCACCCGCGCGTACGCGTCGACCGCCCCGGTTGGTGCCATCCTTGGCCATGAGCTGCACCTCCTTTCCCGCGTGGGTTAATAGGGTCTTTGAACCTTGGTTTTTGTGCGCGTGACCCCCAGGCCGTTCAGCGAACAAATAGTCGTAGAGGTAAAATACCCCCCTACCGGCCCCAACGACCGCCCTCTCTGGCGGTGATCTCGGAGTGGCAGGAGGTGCAAAGCGCCATGAGATTCGTTTCATCATGCGTACCGCCTTGGGACAGAGAGACGATGTGGTGCACCTCCTGCGCGGGGGTGATCTTGCCACGCTCCTTGCACCGCTGACACAGCGGGTGGGCAGCGATGAAGTGGTCACGGACCCGTTGCCACGCCCGGCCGTAACGTTTCTTCACAGCAGGGTCACGCTGGTAGCGTTCGTACCGCTGGGCTTCCTGCTTGGCATGCTCCTCACAGAACCGACCGTTGGTGAGCCGGGGACAGCCGGGGTGGGAACAGGGACGCTTGGGTCGGCTGGGCATGCGAGCACCTCCGTGGTCATAGAAAAGAGCGCCTGCAGATCTCTCTGCGGCGCCCCGTTTTTCACTGTATTGGCAAGAAGCAAGCATCATTTTTCGGGTAAAGCAAAAGCCCCGCAGCGCTCTGCGAGGCTTTGTGCGTATATTTCGACACCATGAGTGTACCAGTTTTTTCCCTCGCACACAAGTGAATTCATGTGCACTTTCGTGCACAACTAATGCTTGCGCCTTCGGGTCAGAACAGCCATTATACCCGGCAGCAATTTTGTCACGTTCGTGTTGATGTTATCAGTATTGATGCGAATTACTTCCCAGCCTTGACCAAGCTTCCAGGCAATTGCCTCATCACGGATCTGCTGATACTTTTGTCTATCCTTCCCATGGTATGGCATACCATCAATTTCCAAAACAACGTGGAGATCTGGCAACACGAAATCTACAGTGTATTCAAAGACTTTAACCTGATGATGAGCTGTGATGCCGCACTTGATGAGTTCCAATGCGACCATGATCTCCTCTGTGCTTTGAAACCATCCTGCCTTGTTGATGTGGTTTCGAACGTACACAATGGCATCTTCGTAAAGAGACACATTAGAAACCTTGGATATGCGTTTGATCGCATTTACCAATTTCTGTTCTTTGACAGGAATTTCCTTCTCCTTCTCCTCGGCGCGCACCTGCGATACAGCTTCTTGCCGGCAAGCAGGACAAGCGTATTTAATATTGCGTAGATAGGACCAGCTAAGAACCGGCGCTCCGCAGAAACGGCAGGGCGGGTAATAAGCTGTCCCGCCCTTTTCCATCTGCTTATAGGTGATGCTGTCCTCCTTTGCCTCATGATAGCTCATGCTATTACCTCTCGTTCTGCCAAAATCTTTTCGACCACTTCAACGGCGCGGTCATGTTTGTTCAAAACCCAACGGCGACTGTAGTGCATATCTGATGCAATATGATCCCATTGTTGGAAACATAGATACCTCTTTTCTAAGATCAAACGGAAGCCATCGTTTTTAACGAGGTCAACGCACCTGGAAATATCCATTTTTAGACTGACCAGTTTGTCAATCTGCTGGTTCAATTCCTGCTCTACTTCCATTAAGCGGATGATAGCATCCTCAAGGGAGGACACGTTTCGTGTATGAGACACGACCTCTCCGCCATAAGATGCTGTAACCTTCTGTGTCAGTGATCGCAGGCTGTCCACCTGTTGTAGCTTGCTGTTGATCCGCTGGTCAAGCTTGTATGCCTGACCGAGATAGTCTTTTGCCGTCATATTCACACCTCCAAATTCGCTCTGACTGCGTCGATCAGCGCGGATTGTATTTTGTCCTTCCTGCCGAGAGCGGCCATGATCTGTTCGTCGATGGTATCCTTGGCGATGATATAGTGGATCACCACCGTATCCGCTGTCTGGCCTTGCCGCCAGAGGCGTGCGTTGGTTTGCTGGTATAGCTCCAAGCTCCATGTCAGCCCAAACCAAACGAGGGTGGATCCGCCGGTTTGGAGGTTCAGCCCATGCCCGGCAGATGCCGGGTGAATGGCCGCTACCGCAATCTTTCCAGCGTTCCAATCGGTGATGTCCCTAGACGTTTTAATCTCGCGAACTGCAAACCGATTCCGGATCCGTTCCAAATCGTGCTTGTACCAGTACGCGACCAGCAGTGGTTTGCCATTGGCGGCTTCGATCAGATCCTCCAACGCGTCCAGTTTGCGGTCATGGAAACCGATCGTTTCTTTGCCATCGCCATATACGGCTCCGTTGGCCATTTGGCAGAGCTTGCCCGAGAGGGCAGCGGCGTTCACCGCGTCGATCTCTTCGCTCATAAGCGCAATCACGAGGTCGCGCTTCAATTGCTCGTAAACCTTACGCTCAGCGGGTGAGAGCGTAACTGTCACCTCGTTCATGACGCATCCCGGCATATCCAGGTAATCGGTGCTTCGCATCGAGATCGTGATATCACTGATGCGCTGATAGATTTCCTCCTCCGCGCCGGGCTTGGGTTTGTAGGAGAACACCTGCTGCTGGCTTCGCTTATCCGGGGTGAAGAACTCATCACGGTAGTGGGTGATAAACCGTCCCAGTCGTTTGCCCATATCCAGCAGCCGGAATTCTACCCAGAGATCCATCAGGCCGTTGCTGGACGGAGTACCTGTCAACCCTACGATGCGCTTTACACTTGGGCGTACGCGCATCAGGCTCCGAAAGCGCTTCGCCTGATGGGACTTGAACGAGGAAAGCTCGTCGATCACCACCATGTCGTAGTCAAAGCGAAGGCCGCTCTCCTCAACCAGCCACTGTACGTTTTCCCGGTTGATGATGTGCAGATCAACTCTCTGCCGAAGCGCCGCTTTCCGTTCAGCTTCGGTGCCGACTGCCACAGAGTAGGTCAAGCCCCGTAGATGATCCCATTTCATGATTTCTGCCGGCCATGTGTCCCTCGCTACTCGCAGAGGCGCGATAATCAACGTTTTGCCGATTTCAAAGCGATCCAGACACAGATCAAACACTGCGCTCAGTGTGATAACACTCTTCCCTAAACCCATATCAAGCAGGATAGCGGATGTCGGGTGGGTCAGTATGAAATCGGTCGCGTAGGTCTGATACTCATGAGGAACGAATTTCATCCAGCACACCTCCGATCTGTTCTGGCCTGTCAACGCAGTACACCCGAAACCCCAGCGCCTCCAGCTGCCTTTCCCTCCGTACCTGCAGAGGCCGCATTTGCCTACCGGGCGCTTTCGTTTCAACAAAGGCCAATTTACCGCCGGGAAACAGGACAAGCCGGTCAGGCATTCCATCCGAACCGGGGCTGACCAGCTTGGGGGAAAAGCCGCCCATCGCCTTAACAGCCCGAACCAGTTGCTGTTCAACGTTTTTCTCTTGCATAGTACCCTCCAAAACCAGTGGACGAGCGGGACGAATGGACAGGCCAACCCTTATATTTACTACGCGCGCGTTCGCGTTCGGGATTTGCTTTCTGTATCTCTTTTATCCATTTTGAATATAAGGGGAAATCCTGTCCCGTCCGTCCCACTTCTTTGCTCATACTCGCCTGTACAGACGCTGCCTGCCGTATAGTGGCGTGCTTTTCCGCTCTTGTGTACGCTCCCAACCGACCACCTGTGCCATCAGCGCCGCGATTGCGTAGCTGTCGGATGCTTTGATTTCTGCCGGATGCTTGCCGAAACACTCACACCAGATTTCAGCGTTACTGACGGTCAGTCGACGTGTTACGCCTTTGGGCAGTGTTGTGTCCTGATTGCGATCTGTGAAGTAATTCCGGCGTTCATAGGTGCCCATAGCATCCCAACCATCAGGCAGCATCATATCAAGGAAGTCCTCGACCATGCCCTGGCGCTCATCCATCTCCATGGCATCGCGTTGGGCAGCCTCGGCGGCAGGGATCATATCGCCCTCGAGGTACAGCTTTTCACCGCTTTCCCAGATTGTTTTTGCTTCCGCCCAGATCTGATCGCGCTCCGCTGGGGTAAAGCGCCACCGCTTCACCTGCTCCGCCTGATGGCATTTGACAACCCAGAAGCGCCGATTGCCGGTGATGTCGCGCAGATAGCCGCGTTCGCCGTTGACCGTGGCGATGATGATACACTGGCGCGGGTGGCTTTCGACCACCTTGCCATAGCTAGGGCGGTATTTATCATCTGAGGTGGAGAGGAATGCTTTAACCTTTTCGATGTCGGCTTTTTTCATTCCGGCCAGTTCGCCGATTTCAACCACCCAAAAGCCCTGCAGCTTCTCCGCGCCGGACTTGTCATCCATATCGGTCAGCGACAGCGTTTCCGAATAGAACTCGTCACCGACGAGATCTTTGAACAGTGTGCTTTTCCCAATGCCCTGCGCGCCATCGAATACGGGCACGCAGTCGAACTTAATGCCGGGATGGTAAATTCGGGCGACCGCCGCCGCGAAAGTCTTTCTGCTGATCGCGCGGATATATGGGGTGTCGTCTGCTTGCAAACAGCGGCTGAACAGCGTTTCTACGCGCGGTTGCCCGTCCCAGGGCGGCAGTGAACCAAGGTAATCACGAATTGGGTGAAAGCGCCGGTCATCCGCAGCCTTGGTAAAGCACACATCGTGGTTTCGGCTGCTGAAGCTGACATAGCGAACATCCAGAAGCGCTTTCATCTGCGCAGTATCGGCATCGCGCCAGAACCGGTTATCCACCGGGCGTTCCCAAGGCGTGGCGCCAATAACCTGTACCCGGTTCGCAAGCTCGTTATAGGCAAATCCCGCGAAATCGGGATCGTTGCTTAAGATCAGCATTTCGTTCCAGACGCTGTTTTCCAGCACGCGACTTTTGGGCTGATACTTGAGCAGCGTTCGCCAGTCTTTTCCTTCGGTGGCAAAGTCAGCAGCCACTTCGCTTTTTCGCTCCTCATCGATCTGGATTTTTACCTTGTCCAAAGATACCGCAAGCTCGCACATCGCCTTGAACGAAGCCTTATCGTCGGAATCACCGAATTTATGCGCCCTTACGAGATCAAATGCGTTGAGCAGTTTGCCGCAGGCGGGGTCGGTGGCGTGGTGGGAATAGGTGAACTTACCGTCGTACACCACAACGCCCGCGCTGGACTGAGCCGGGATGTAGTCATAGCGTCCCTCCATTGCCGACGGCTCGTACACATCGGGCAGGAAAGCAGCAATCGCTTCCTCGATCGGATACGCGCGGCAGAAGGCGCCAACAACGCCGTCCTTGGCCAGTGGATCCTTTTGTTGCTTCAAACTGTGCCGGATCACTTCCGACTGGCGCTTGGAGGTCTGCCACAACGTCACGTCCCGCCAATCGGCGTATCTGGCTAAATAGGCGTCGGGGTCTAGCCAATCCCCGTCCTGCTCCTGATACACGAACTCCCCGTCGGCGGAGGTGGATGGCCAGTACATGAGCCGGGATGGTTCATAGGTAGTATCGTCAAACAGATCGATGCCGATCTCCTTGGCGACCATGCGTCCCAATGCCGGATACTCGTCCTCCGTGACCTCACGTTTGAGCGGGATGAGCAGTCGCAGGCGTGGCGCTTCCGGCGTGTGCTTATGGGTGGAATACAGGCAGCACGCCCAGTCATGGAGGGCTTCGATCTGATCCCAAATCCCCAGTTGCGCATAATCCATGTCAAGTGTAAGCAGGGAGCGGCAGGCTACATATCCGTTTCGGCGCTTGCCTTCTCGCAGTTCTCCGCCTACGAATCCGCCGATATCCTTAATGGCGTCCTGTTGCGCCTTGCTCATTTTGCGGAACTCGGCAACCGTTTCCGTTGTGCGCTTGGTCGTGCGCACGGTATTCTTGAGCGCATCCCAGGGGATGTCCTTGTTTTTCCAACGCTTGTCCATCCGGCTGTTGCCGTAGGCAATTTTCATGGGGTCACCTCCGATAAATCCTCTGTAAAGTAGCGAATGGGCATGCCGCGGCACGAAGCGCAGCCGATTTCCTCCGCCATGCCCTGCGAACAAACACTTCCAAACACCCAGAGTTCATGGCACCTGCCGAGCCACACCAAGCCGAAGAACAAGCCCAGCGATCGATCTTCCGGGTTGCTATCGTCCAGCACTTGCGGATACAACAGGTGGGGCGCGAAAGG